AGAACTTTTTGCTAGACAAAAAACAGACGGTTGGGATTGTTGGGGGAATGAAATATGAGTAATGAATTAGAATTTGCTGGTATTAAATTTAGAGGTGGGAAATTAGTAGGTATATTAATAGCATTATCAACATTAGTAGGTGGTGCTTATGGTGCATTTGAAGTGTATAAAGATTACATGGATATGAAAGAAGTTATAAAATCTTATGAGCCACCAGATTTATCTGGCTATGAAAGTCGTTTAAATGTATTTGAAGAAAAGATAACTAATTTAGAAACAGTATTAAATGATAAAATATCTGGCATGGATAATACATTAGAAACTAAAATTGCCAATATGGAACAAATTTTACAATCGGAAATATCTACTGCTATGGAATTAGTAACATCTGCACAAGGTGATGCTAGAGATATACGGAATGAACTGCGTAAAGATATTAATGAAGTTATGGATAATATAAGTTCAGTTGATAAAAGATCAAGAACTACCGAACAAGAAATAAGAGCAAGTCAAAGAACAGCAGAAAATGATGTAAGAACTTTAATACAACATGCAGAAGATAGGTTTGATGGCAAAAGAACAGCTATAGAATCAGACGCACAAAGACGTAATGAAGCTATTGATGTTAAATTAAAAGAACTTGAAGAAAGATTAAGAGATATGCTACAAAAAGCATTAAACAATCCTTTAGCTGGACAATAGGGGGTATTATGGCAAAACATACAGCTAGTATAACATTAGCAGAGATAGATGATTTAAAAATAAAATTTAATCAACATGAATATTATTGCGAAAAACATCGTTCTGAAGTAATTTCTCGTATTAATAGATTAGAAATGATTTTATATATATCAAGTGGCAGTACAATATTATTCCTTGCAGGAATTTTGTTTACTGCTATGATTTAAACAATAATAAATGGGGAGATACAATTATGGATATTGTTCTAGGTTTTTTTGATTCAGCTCCAGCGTGGGTGGCGGCAGTAACAGGCGTTGTAACTGCTTGCACTGCTATTACAGCAATTACACCAACAAAGACTGATGATAAAATTATATCGTTTATATTAAGAATACTTAACCTATGTGCAGGTAATATAGGTAAAAATGTAAATAAGGACGATAAATAATGGGTTGGCTTTCTGCATTAGGAGGCATTGCGAAACTTGCTTCAAAACTATTTGGCTTTATGATGATGCGGAAAGCTGTCCAAGCCGATGTTATGAAAGAGCAACTCGATGATATAAGGGTAGCCGATGAAGTTAAGAAAAAAATTAATGCTACTTCTGCTTTGTCTAAGCGTGGTAAGTTGCGGAAGTATAGGAAGCGGAAATAAAGGATATTGCATAATATCCAGTCCTATTAATCCAACAGATGAAGATATAGATGTTATATCTGATGAACTTGTTGATGATTTATTAATTCATAATGAAATATACGAAAGGTTGTGCAGTTAATGTATGAATATCGTTGCGTGTTACGTAGAGTTGTAGATGGAGATACCATAGATGTGGATATTGACTTGGGATTTAAGGTGTGGTTGCGAAAGGAACGAGTGCGTTTATATGGCATTAATACACCAGAAAGTCGAACACGAAATTTGGATGAAAAAAAATTGGGTTTATTGGCGAAAGCTCGTCTTAAGGAGTTATTGCAAAAGAATTTTACCATAAGAACAGAAAAAGATGGTAAAGGTAAATTTGGCAGAATATTAGGTGTTCCATATGTTGAAGGACATAATATATGTGAACAATTAATAGAGGAAGGTCATGCCAGGAGTTATTTTGGTTATGGGCCTAAAGAACCTTGGACTTAAGTCAAATAGCAGAAGCCGGAACTGGTGTCTTTATGGCGGCAGTTGTTGGTTATATATTTATTTTTTTAGTTAAAGGTTTAATTAATAATGTTTTGGCAGAAATACGCCAAATTCAAGATAATGTTCATAATGAATTATCAGAAAATCGAAAAATTTTACGTATGATGCAAAATGATATTAAGCAAAGTAATAAACTCGATTCTTCTAGTAATGATATGTTAAAACTTATTCTTAACGATAAATTGGAGAAATAATATGGCAGGTTTTTTTGAATGGTTATTTGGTAAACCAAAAACATCAAATGATTTAACTAAAATGAGTAAAGCAGAATTAGAAATATTAGGTCGAAAATATAATATAGAATTAGATAGAAGATATAAAAAACAAACTCTTATAAAAAAATTAAAGGAAAAAATTAATGCAAAATAATTTATTAGATTTAATTATAGATCACGAAGGTATGATTTTAAAAGTTTATGATGATTCTACTGGTCAAGAAGTTGGAGCTGGTGATATACTTGTAGGTCATCCAACAATAGGTGTTGGAAGAAATATAGCTAAAGATGGTTTAGGAATATCAGAAGATGAAGCTAAATCATTGTTATTAAACGATATTTTAAGAGTTGAAGCAGAAATTAAAGATTTTCCTATAGAACATTTAAGTGATGTTCGTAAAGCTGTTGTTATTGATATGGCATTTAATATGGGAATAACTCGTTTTAATCCTAAAAAATGGCCGAATTTTTTTAAAGCAATAGAAGAAAGAAATTGGACAAAAGCTTCTTCAGAAATGGTAAGCAGTTTATGGGCTAGACAAACAAAAAGACGAGCTCAACGTTTATCAGAAATGATGATTTCAGGTAAATGGTTATAAATGTTTCACGTGAAACATTATTTATCAGCTTGATTTATAGCGTCTACAATTCTTTTTACTGTCCATGAGGCTGATTGAATATCTATCTTTCTATAATATTGAACGCCTTCTACTGTTACTCTTAACTCTATTTCACCATCAACACATACACAATCTGCAATAAGATTATTTAATGTTACTTGTTTTTTAGGTTTTTCTATTATTTTTACTCTCCTATTTTCCTTCTTTTCTTTTTTGTGTAATATAATACCAAGTAGCCATATGTGCAAATACTATTATCCAATCGCTACTAGTTTTAGTTTTAGTAAAATCTCTCATAATATCTTCTGGTTTAGCATTATTTTTAATTAAACTTTCTAAAACTATAACTGTTTCTTTAATGGCATCTAATTTATATAAAGCATCTAATCTTTTTGTATCATCTTCATTATACAATTTTTTTTCCTATAAATCTTTATGTAAACAATCTTCTATTGAATATTTTTGTGAACTAAAATAAAGGTCTTTTTCTATAGGCAAACCAAATGGGGGACATACTGTTTTTTTTAATCCTTCCATATCTATACTTCCTATTTCATTTTCAAATAATTTAGCTACTCCGTAACTTAATGTTTCATCTGGTGATAATGATGAAATAAACCAGGTTCCTAGTCCGCTAGGATTAAATAATTTAATAACAGGATTTTGCATTTCTCCTGTATTTTGTTCTATTTCCCAGTTTTTTTGCATAATGGTTTTTTCTTTTTTAGTATATAATTGCATTATAATATCCTCTTTGTTAGATTAATATTGCACGATGAGCTTTCGTGTTGGGCGAAGGTCTAGAGGTTAGCGTGATGCAATTTCTAGACCTTCATGTTCAAATCAAATCTTATTTTTTTATCTATAGAAGTTTTATGATTATATAATTTTTCTATATTAATAAGAAAATCATTACGACTACCTTGATTTTTTAACATTGATGAAAAATTTTCAAGTTTTTGTTCAAATCTACTCCATTCAAATTCTTTATGTTTAAATGAAAATATCATAGCCGCTACAAAAGTTCTTTTTTTATAATATTGAAAATATTCACCAATTTTATTAATTCTAATAGCCATTTTTTTACCTTTTTCTAAATTAGTAATTTTAAAATTACCTAACTTAAATTCTATGGCATCTTTTTTACCTTGTTGCGAACCATTTGTTAGCATTTGACAACTTTCAATAATGCCAAATTTATAAGTACGAACAAACCATTCCAGGTAAACATAATCTTCAACTCCTAAATCTTTAAAAGAGTTCATATATGTTATAGGTGTCCAACTTTTTTGAACGGAATTAATTTGTCTTATATCTGTTAAATTAAAATTCTTTTTAACAATATAATGAACAGGTTTTTTTAATAATCTATATGCCTCTAATCTATGTTGACCATCAACAACATTCATATTTTCATCAACAATAATAGGCATTTGTAAATCTTTTTCTTTAATACTTTCAACTAAATTATTTACATGAGTATAATTAATAGCTCTATTTCCTTTAACAAATTTAAATTGAGAGTAATCTTTTGTAATTAATATATTATTTTTCATATTATATTTACTCCTATACCTTTATTTAATTGGCTTATTATTTTAGTGAAAATATCTAATATAAATTCATCTAAATATTTTCCTATATCTTTAGGGGGATTTATTGGTTCTTCAGTTTCTACACATAAATATGTAGTTTTCTTTTTTTCATTTATATATGTTACATGAAATTTACAATAATTATTATGTATTCCAAAAACAAAAGTTTTTTTTCTATCTTGTAACCAAATAAGATCTGTACCTATATAAATATCAGGATTTTGTAATTCTGAAATTTCAACAAGAGATTCCCTTAATGGTTCTGTAATCCACATTTCTTGCATTTCAGAAGTCTTTCTATAAAAATTTTAATAATTCTCTATATTTTGTAGAACAATTACCAGTTCTACAAGCCCACCAATGGTTATTACCGTCAGGAGTTAAAAAAGGAATAACTTCACCTACTGGTTTTGATATTTTACAGTAAGCACATTTTTTATAAGGACTTCTTAAATTATCCCAAGTTCTTTTCTTTTTTCTAATACTTCACCTCTATATTTTATTTTTTCTGCATCTGTCATTCCATTTAGATCATTTAGGTATTTTTTAATCATTTTTTCATAAGCATCTTTATTTGTTGCTTTATTTAATTCTTTTATTATTGTTTTTATATTATCTGGTAATGTTGTTTCTTTTACTGTTTCTTGTTTTATATCTTCTGTAATTTTTTGAACATATTTATTATCATCAAATTTGCCTAAAAATACATCAGCATTAAAACCTAAATGAGATAAACCTTTAGTTAAAGCGTCAGTCATAGCTTTTTTACCTGCATCATCATCTAGTTGTCCTTTTTTATTGTATAAAGAAGCAATAGAACATATAGGGCCAAAACTTTGACGAGGCTCTGTATGCCAAACAGTAACGTATGCTATAATAATTTTTTCTTCAATGCATACTTTATATTCTGCATTATAACCCCAACCTTTACCTATTGGGCCAAATGCCTCTGTTGCACACATAATTTGAGAATGTGCATCAATAGCTGTAAATCCTCGACCAAAAGAAACAGGTTTTGTATGAGCAGGATTTGTTCTACTTACTTGCTCCCATAGTTCTAAATTAGCTTTTTTT